TCACCCGCGCTTGGGCGGCCTTGGCCCCCGTCGGTCCTGGTCCACCGACTTTGCCGCGGCGAACCTGGCGCGTTCACCTGCAGACCGCCTTTCCTGCCGTCGACGGAGCGCGTCCTGCAGGAATACCACGTTGGAATCGCTTGTGCCGCAAGGCTTTCGGGGCACCTGCCGGATCTCGTTCTGCTGTAGAGGATCCTGTGCAGGTCTAGCGGCCGCCATCATCAGGCGCCATTCCCGCGCGATGTTGCAGGTCAGCGACCACCAGGCCATGTCCTCGGGGTACAGGGTGTGGCCTTCGGGCGTCCACATGTGGCCGCCCTGGAAACCGAAACCGGCCCACGGGCCGGTCAATTCGATGCGCTCGTGAGGATCGTGCTTCATGCCTGGATCTCGTCGTCCTTGGGGGGACGCTGCGGCAGGCAAGAGACGATCCACAGCCAGATCCAGCGGAGCCGGCGGACCGCTAGAAGCGGAGCCTGCGGGAACAGGGTTGCGGCTGCTGACAGTGCGATCAGGCAAATAGCGAATTTCGCATAATGTATATGCCGCTTGAATCTTGCACCTGATTTTGCGCGTGCGAAATCGCGTCAAAATTCGACGCCTTGGCAGGCATGCCGATTGCGCCACCGATTACCAGCATCAATGCGGCGGTGCTTGTTATGAGCTTGCGCCACATGGCCTTTACGCGCGGGGATGGCGCTGTCTCAATTTCATGCGCTGCAACGGTGGCGCGAATATCCCATCCGAGGGCTTGGGCGCAACCGATCACCGCATCTACGTCCATAGAGCGTATGCCGGTGCAGTAGTTGTTGAACCTTTGAACGCTTAGGCCGGCTCTGCGCGCCAGCGCCGCTTGCGATTCTTCGGGGAAAGCGGCCTTCATCGCCTCGATCAGTTTTTCTTGGGTCGTCATATCCACGCCTGTTGACATACCATCCACGTCCGTTTATACATTGCCACGCATCCACGCGTGTGGATGCGCCGCCCGCCGGTCATCCCCCGGCCGGGTGCATCTGACGGGGTGCACGGGGCGGCTTCTCGCAGGGGGAGAGAGGGGCATCGGAATGAACGTCGAACAGCACGCGGTATTGCAGGCACGCATCGTTGAGGCGCAGCGGTTGGCGCTGGACCTTGTGGAGATGGGGCATGCGCGGATCGGCATTGCAATGGGCACGGCTGCATTCAAGGCTCTGCGCATCAAGCCGACTGCGGAAGCCGCGCCTGCGGCCAAGCCGTCCCGCAAGGCAAAAACTGTGGAGTCGAAAGGAGAGGGCGCATGAGCGCCCTTTCTTCGTTCGCGGTTCTCGCGTGGGATGAGCGGGCAGGGGAGTGGCAGGTGGTCAAGCGTGGCCTGTCCACCTATGCCGCTGCCAATCGCTGGGCCGTGCAGTTCCAGGCGCGATCCATGCGCGCGTGCGTGCGTCGTGAGCCGGTGATGTTCCCCGCTGCTCCGCAGGTGGCCGCATGAACGCCCCCGTGGATGTGCTGGCTGTGCTGGGCGCGTTGAACTTGGCCGATCCCGACCAGCGCGCCGGCCTCAATTCTGTACGCGCCGCAGTGGCCGAGCTGGTGGAAGCCGTGGAGGCTACTCGCGCAGCCCGCGGAGGGATCATGTCGCTCTGCGCTTCCGATGCCCGCGTGGTCCGTCTGTGGTCCGCCCTCGCCCGCGTGCGGGGTGAAGCATGATCTTCGCGCTGATCCTCATTTCCGTTTCAACGCTCGCCTACGGCGTCGCCGGCCTGTTCGCGTGGTGGTTGGATCGCAATGATGCGCGCGTGTATGCCGAATTCCGCGCTCAGCAGCTGGTCGCCTGGGCGCAACTGGAAGCCGATGTGATCGCGGCCGAGCGTGCCATTGGGGTCCGCCATGGCTGACGGCAGGCTCCTTGGCGTAGATCGTCGTGTGCTACATGCGCGCTTCGCAGAGCCCGTTCCCGGCGTCTACCCGCTGGACGCGGACGTGCAAGCGGTCATGGCTATGCCAGTGGCCGAGTACTGGATACAGCAGCGCATCGTCGGTGTCCCCGGCTGGACGCTGAAATGCCGTTACGGCCAGGACGTGGCATGGGCGGTTGATCGCGCCAAGTGGTGGAATGCGCTCCTGCGTGGTCGCCGTCAGTACCGCGTTGTCTCGGTGCTTGGCGACACCTGCACCGTGGTTTTCGGGGAGGGCGCCGGTCATGGTTGAGGCCGCAGCTTCTGGACTCCCCGCGTCTAACAGGGGAGTCAGTGAACCTGAACGGATCGGGGTGGTTATCGACTGGGTAGCCTGCTCCTTCGATCTGTTCGCTGTTCTGGACGCCTATGCGTTCCATCACGTGCCTGAGGACCGCGATGCGGTCTGTGCCGACCTGAACGGCGTTGTCGGTGCCTGTGCCCCGGCCGTCGCCCAAGCGCTGGCGGACCACTTCTTCCCGGGCCTGTATGAGCTTGGCGCCCCGTCGCGCGGCCGGTTCTATAACTGGCGCGTTGCGCTGCGTGTGGGTGGCGAGCATGTCGGCCTGTTGGAGTTCGGTGGCCTCAACACCATCCGCCGGGACGGCACCTATACCGCCCGTCTGGAACTGACCGGCGACGGCTGCCGCGTGTTTGAAGCAAGCGCCGGGGATGACCATGCGCAGCGGTGGTCGTCCCTGGCTACGGCGCTTGGCATTGTCGATGCGCGGCTGACGCGCGTGGATATCGCCGCCGATGACTTCGCCGGCCTGTACCCGGTGCAGTGGGCCATTGATCGCTATAACGATGGCGATTTCGACCGCCGGGGACAGCGCCCGAAGGCGCGCCTGATCGATGACATGGGCAACCGTACCGGCAAGACTTTCTATGTCGGCAGCCGCAAGTCGGAGAATCAACTGCGGGTGTACGAAAAGGGCAGGGAGCAGGGTGATCCCGCGTCCGAGTGGGTGCGCTATGAGGGCGAGTTTCATGCCAGCAACCGGCGCGAATTGCCGCTCGATATGCTGGTCGATCCCGCGCCGTATCTGGTCGGCACTTATCCGGTGCTCGACTTCGTAGGTGGCATCGGCGAACGCCTGCGCATCGCTGTCGAGAAGATGATGGCGAACTGTAAGCGGTATGTGGCGCATTTCCGTCGCCAGTACGGCCCCATGCTCAACGCGATGCTGCACGCCGCAGGTGGCGATGAGGCCACGCTCGCGCGGCTGGTGCTGGGTACTGCGCGCTCGACACTGCCGGCGTGGTGTCCGCGTCCCGATGACGCTGCGCAACTGCTCGTGGCTGTCCTGTTCGCGCCTTCAAGCGAAATCGAATCTGAAACCCGGCAGGTGCCTGCCGGCGATTGAATCCTGCGCGCCTGATAGCTGCGGGCGCGGATGACAGGTCATGCAGCTTACTTTCGCCCGACATAGCGGGCACAACGGAGAAGAAATCATGAGCGGTATCAAGGTGACGGTTCTGTCGGCCCAGGTGGATGAGCGTGATGGCACGTTCGAGGGTCGCAGTGGCGAACAGATCAACTACACCACGCGTAAGCAGAAAGCCAAGTTGGAAGTGGGCGGCTTCGCCTATCCGTTCGATGTGCGCTTGGAATCGGGCCAGCGGGCCTACCCGGTCGGCGAGTACCAGCTGGACATGGCGTCGATGGTCACGGTCAACCGCGGCGCGCTCAACCTGAGCAAGTACACCGCACTCGTTCCGATCAAGGCGTAAGCCATGTCCACGCCGGAATCGCTCTACGTCGCCGCGTGTGCCGCTGAAAACATTCAGCAGGACGGCACGTGCGCGGTTCCCGTGTGGATGCCATACCACCAGCCAATTCTTCCTCCCCTGGACTTGGCTGATGGAACCCTTGTGGCCTTCGCGATTGTCGCGGTTTGGGCTGTAGGGGTTAAAGCGCGCCTCGTATTCCGCGCGGCGCGTCTAGGGGTCTACTGACAGAGAGAGCAAAGCCAATGAAGTTCATGAATCAGGTTCGTCGTTTCGGTTCCTCCGCTGCCGGCAGGTTCAGTGCCGGTGCCTCCGCCCTGATGGCGTCGGGTGCCGCGTTCGCCAGCGGCAGCGGTTCCCCGGGTTCGGCCATCGCCGGTGAGCTGGCGTCGGGCAAGAGCGAGGTCAACCTCGTGATCGCGGCGGTTGCCGTGATCCTGGGCGTGATCATCCTGTGGGGTTATATCAAGCGCGCTCGCTAACGGACGGGCGTCATGCCCGCGCTGTTGGCGGTACTCGCGACTGCCGGCGAGGTTGCGACGGTAGTTATGTCGGCCATCGCAGTGATCCGTGCAACGGTGATGCTGTGGGGCTACGTCAAGCAAGCGAGGAAGTAGGGGGCGTTTGCCCCCTGCTTTTTTAGGGAGAGAGAAACATGGGCTATTTCGTCATCATCGCAGTGTGCGGTGCGTGTTGGCTCGCATTTGAGGGCGTGTGATGCGCTGGCTTGCTCGTACCTTTGCCAGTGCTTTCGTTCGCCGTGTGGCGCTTGTTCTGGCGTCTGCGTTGCTGTTCTTCATGGGCTTCGGTAGAGCTAGTGCCGCCGTAAATTTCCCGTCGCAGGGTGAAGCGTATGCGGCATGCATAGCTGATTCTCGTCAAGCTGCTATTGATGCCCACAATCAAATGCCTGCATGGGAGTTCAGGCCGGGCAACTGTCCTAGGCGTGATGGTGATGGTCCTAGCGGCGGATTGCCGTTTTATTTCTGTGAGGCGGTTAACACTTATAACGGTGATTCCTATGCATGCAAAAAGCGGACGGAAAATCGTTATACGTATCCCAGCAGCGAGACGTGCGATAAGAAGTCATCTTCAACTACGCCGTTTTTGCCTGTTTCCGGCTCTACTCAATGTCTCAATGGCTGCGTTGCTGTTTACTCGCAAAATGCGGATGAAACCAGTACCCGGAGTTTCACGGGCGCTACATGTAACAGCGATGATTTCAAGAAGAACTGTCCTTCTGGTAGCTACTACAACGGCTACATGGGTGTCTGCGAGCCCGTTGACAAGCCATGCCCGCCAGATCAGAAGAAAGTCGATGGTCAGTGTGTGCCCGATGGCAAGTGTCCTGATGGCATGGTTGCAGTTCAGGGCACTACGCCAGGCGCGATTCAGCAGGGCGCGCTTTACTGCAAGCCTGCGGAGAATGAGTGCCCCCCTGGCAACGTAAAGAGCCCTTCCGGCCAGTGCTTGCCCGGCGATGGGCAGTGTGCAGTGGGCGAGGCAAAAGGCAAGGATGGCACCTGCAAGCGTGATTCTGACGGCGACGGAACACCCGATTCTGAGGAAGGACCTGATGATCCCAACAAGGACTCTGCATCGGGTGGTGATAGCTGCAATGCGCCGCCTTCATGCTCGGGAAATGCGATCTCCTGCATACAGGTAAAGATTCAATGGCGCATTGACTGCAACACGCGCAAGAACAGGAACATTACCGGCGGCACGTGCGCAGCGATGCCGATTTGTACCGGTGATAAGTGCGATGCAATGGAATATTCCTCGTTGCTCCAGCAATGGAAGGCCGCTTGTGCGCTGGAAAAGCTCGCCAAGAATGGCGCCGGAACGCCCGGTGATGGCGAGGGTTGTGGGGCAGGGGATGCGAACTGCAATGGCGTTGCTGATGTGCTGGAAGGTTCGGGCGAAGCGAGTGATCCCGGCGACGGCACTGCTGATGTAGATGGCGCCAAAAAGTGGGGCATTGGTGTCTCTGCCGGGATGCTGGATCAGGGCAATATTTTTGGCGGCGGCTCGTGTCCGCAACCCCCATCTTTCCAGCTGATGGGCGTAGCGATCAGCGGTGCGGACTTCCCGCATTGGTGCAAGGCAATGGCCATCCTGCGCGGCTTGATTTTGATCTTTGGCGCGTTCACCGCGCTCAAAATTCTCATGGGTGGGGTGGGCTAATGGGTATCTTCAATCCGGGCGGCATGGTGTGGGATTGGATCGTCAAAGGCGTTACGCATGCTCTTGGTAAGGTTAAGGATGCTGCTGCCGGCATCGTCGGCAAGGTGCTTGCCACCTTCGGCCTGACCACCGTTACGTTCGATGCGGTGTTGCCCAACCTGAAACAGTTTGTGCAGTCGCAGGTGGGCGGCTTGGATGGGCCTGTTGCCCAGGTACTCGGCTATCTTGAAGTGGGCACGGCCATGTCGATGATCCTTTCCGCGCTCACGATTCGCATGGCATGGAAGGTGTTCATCGTGCCTAAGTCCGTTGCCGACTCGCTTGGCGGGGGGCACTGACATGATCTACTGGTACACGGGCCAGCCTGGTCACGGCAAAACGTTGCATGCCATTGATCGGCTGTTGGAGTTCAAGGATCAAGGGCGCATCGTCTACGCCTGCAATATCCGTGAGTTCGACTATGCGAAAACCGGCGTTCTCGAAATGACGCCCGAACAGTTCAGGGATTGGCCTAACTTTTTGCCGGATGGTGCGGTTGCGCTGGTCGATGAGGCTTATGAGCATGGGATGCTGCCTAAGCGTCCTTCCGGCTCCAAAGTGCCAGAGCATGTCGAACAACTGGCGAAGCATCGTCATCGTGGCCTTGACTTCATCTTCGTCAGTCAGAGCCCGGACAAGCAATGCGATCAGTTTGTGCATGATCTGATCGAGCGTCATATCCACGTGCGCCGCCGATTCGGAACCAATTTCGTGCACCTGCGCGAATTCGACCGCTTTGAAGCGCAGGCGGAGAAAGCGATTCCGTTGGTCACAAAGCGCAAGGCGCTACCCAAGCGCCCGATGGGTACCTACAAATCGACGGAACTGGACACCACTGAGCGGCGCATTCCTTGGTACTACATTGCATTTCCGGTTGCGGCCGCGCTCGCGTTGTTCCTGATGTACTACTCCTTCGGCTCGATGGGTAAGCGGCTCGGTGGCGGCGAGGAAACGTCAACGGCTGCGGCACAACAAAGCCAGCCGGCAACGCCGCGCGACGGAGCGAATGCGACGGCGGGCGGCGGTGCTGGTGGCGCCCATGTCTCTGCGGCCGACTATGCCAAGCGCTTCATTCCGCGTATCCCATCGGAGCCGTGGAGTGCGCCGGCATACGATGACGCGCTGTCGCTGCCGAGCGAGGCTCCGCGCTTGTTCTGCATGTCGTCCATGGGTGGTGCCAATGCCCAGGGCAAGCATGCGGATCCGTCGTGCAGCTGCGTCACTGAGCAAGGCACGCTCTACGTTGTCGATGAGCCGACCTGTCGTTTCGTCGCGCGTCGCGGGCAATATGAGCCGTATCGTGATGAGCGCAATGACCGATTCGTTGATGGTCCAACCCAGATAGAGCGCAATCGGGAAGCCATTGCCGAGCGGGGTAGGGAAGGCGGGGCAGTAATAGGGCGCAGCAAGCGCGGCCAAGGTACGTTCCCTGAGTCACCCGGCTACCAGACCAGCACGGTCACGCCGCCGACGACAAGCCTATGACCAGCGGCGGCCGTGAACTGTTGAAGTGGCTGGCGCTGGCCGCGATGACGTGTGATCACGTGGCAAAGGTGCTGCTTGGCGGCTACGTGCCAGGTCTGTCGGAAGCCGGCCGCATCGCCTTCCCGTTGTTCGCGCTGGTGATGGCCTGCAACCTCGCCCATGGCGCAGACGCCGGGAAGTCGGTTCGTCGGCTTGCGCTGTGGGGTGTCATCGCGCAGCCGGTCCACGCGTGGGCGTTTGGTAACGCGTTACCGCTGAACGTGCTGCTTTCGTTCGCGCTCGCCGCGGCGTGCGTGTGGAGCATCCAGCGCCGGCAATGGGCGCTGCTGGTGCTGCTGGCCGGTCCTGTGGCGCTGCTGGTGGACTACGGATGGTCCGGCCTGCTGTTGGTGCTGTCCGGCTGGTGGTTCTTCCTGCGGCCGACTGCAGGACGGGGTGTGCTGGTCGTCCTGGCCATGACCGTGCTGTGCGCTTGGAATGGCAATGGCTGGGCGCTGCTGGCCTTGCTAGTGCTGGGTCTTGCGTTGGCCAACGTCCGCGTCCCGCGCACGCGCTGGGCGTTCTATGGCTATTACGTGGGTCATCTGGCCCTGCTGGCGTCGATCGCCACGGTTCTGCTACCCTGAATCGCAGCAAAGGGGCTGCTCGCCTAGCAGGTTTCAGGATGAAACACAACAAGGCAAGAATCATGCCAGTTATCTGGCGTTCATCTTTTGTTTTGGCTTCATTCACTTTCGCCCAAAATTGTCTCGCACAGCAGGTTTTCAAGTGCGTGGAAAAGGGCAAGCCGGATTCGTACCAGTCGCATCCGTGCGCGAGTGGCCAGGCAGCTAAGGCGTGGGATGCATCGCCGGTTGCAGAGCCGTCTAATGCGGAGTTATGGCGTCTCTACCGCATGAGGCAGCAGCTTGATCGTCGTTATGCGGCTGATCGACAGGCCCGGGCTAGCAGCTATTTCGTACCGGGCTCTTCGTCGAGCAATGCTTGTGAGAGCGCGAAGAGGTCTCGAGCTGCTGTCTATGAGGCTGCCGGGCATCATCGTTCGTTTGCGCTTTCCAGCGCCTATGACAACGCGGTGCATGATGCGTGCAAGTGATTGGGGTGCAGGGGCTTTGCCCCTGCGGTGACGCCGTTACCCGGCGCGCGTCCCGAAGTGGCGCTCTCGCCAGTCGCCCAGGTCTACGACAACGACCTTCACCAACGACTGCTGACGCGCTTTTCTGGCTGCGTTCCGGGCGCGGGTAGCGTCCCGTAGGTCCGTGGCGTCCGCACGCCATAGCAGGCCGCGCAGGCGGCGTTCGGGGATGCGTTCGCCGCTGGGCGCCACAAGGTCACGGCCGGCGAGCCGCCAGCCGGCCCATGGTCCATGTAGATCTACGTGGTTGTCCAGGACGTGCCGCGCGTGGTCGCGGGCGCAGCTGTTCGGGCAAGGTTTGCCGGCAGGCCAGCATGGCGGCCTGTGGTCGATTTCGTAGGTGTCGCTCAC